GGGCTAAGCATCGCGGAATTTTTGCAGATATTTAACCCTATAGGGGGTTCCGGTTCATTGTTCTATCTAATCAGTAGTTAACTAAATAATCACTTTTACAGACAATCATTATGGCAACACTAGAATCTATTGCTAAAAGACTTGATATGTCTGAGCGCAATCTGCGCGACGTTTTAAAAAAAATAAAACTCGATCATCGTACTGCCTCAGTTAAAGATATAACCATTGGATACATTCGCCACTTGAGACATCAGGCGGCTGGTCGTGGCGGTAGTCATCAGGAAACATCGACGCTGGCAAAGATTCGTGAATCTGAAGCTAACGCGCAATTAAAAGAACTCGATTTTTACACAAAAATAAAATTACTGGTTCCTGTCGAAGAGATAGAACCAATGCTTGATAACTGGGCAGTGTTAGCCCGCTCCGAAGTTAGAAACGCTATGGATAAAATTATTGCAAACTTAGAAAGCAAACATGGCATAGAGATTGAACAAGGCATTATTGATGAATCACTTGGCTCTGCCTTTACAGCTATTGGAAGCTACCCGCGCAACTTGTCGCAAAATGATGTTGAGGGTGGCGAAGAAGTGGGAGCCACCACGTAAGATAGCAACGCTCGACTGGTTGCGTGAAGAGTATCGTTTGCCGGATGAGGGTGCAGATTTACCTGGTCCTTATAATCCAGATTACGTGCCTTACCTTTGGGGCATCTTTGCAGCGCTTGATGATCCACTAACGCGCATAGTCGTAATGATGAAAGCCGCGCAGATTGGCTGGACGTTTGGTTTGATTGGGTATATCGGTCGATGTATTGATACGCAACCGGCACCAATGATTGTTCTGTTTCCAAAAGATGGGGCTGCGCGTGAGTTCTCTGACGAGAAATTCACCCCCGCCATAAAGGCTACGCCAGCACTGGTAAACAAAATAGATGTATCGACAAGCCGTAAGTCAGGCAACCGGTCTTTGTTTAAAAACTTCCCTGGTGGCTTTATTAAGCTGGCCGGCTCGAACTCTGTTAGCAATGTTAAATCAACACCAGCACCAACTGTTATTATTGAAGAGCCGGACGATACTAGCGACAACGTGAAAGAGCAGGGCGATGCAATTCGCTTAGTTAAAGAGCGTCAGAAACGTTTTAGAAATGGCCTGATGGTGTTGGGCGGCACGCCTTCAGTTAAAGGTTTGTCACGCATTGAAGAGCACATTGAATTATCTGATCAGCGTGTCTTACCTATTGCTTGTCATGACTGTGGTGAAAAGCATGTTTTAGATTTCGTTAATGTTAGTTGGGTAACATCTGAAGATTGCATAGCTCATCCGGTGTACGGCCAAGCAAGACCAGATACATCGGTTTATGGTTGTCCTCATTGCGGTTCAGCATGGGACGATTATCAGCGGCAACAAAACATTGTTAACACGGTTAAACAAGCTGCTGCTGATGGTGACCCGTTTTATGGTTGGGTACCAACAGTTGAAGTCTCAGGCGGTATAATCGGATTTAAAGAACTAAACGAATTATACGTTTGTATACCAGGTACATCACTTGCCGATGTTGTTCGTGATTATTTAGAAGCGTTGCATGATGCTGAAAAAGGAGATCAATCGGGTTTAATTGTTTTTCAAAACTCTAAACTTGGTCGGCCTTATGAGTATCAATCGAATGCGCCTGCAGTTGATGAGCTTGCCGATCGCGCAGAAGATTATGAAGAGTTGACCATCCCTGAAGGCGGATTAGTTCTCACTGCTGGTATTGATGTTCAACATGATCGATTAGCAATTGTTATCGATGCCTATGGGCGTGATGAAGAAAGCTGGACAATCTATTGGGGTGAAATAGCCGCAAAATCAACCACGGTTGATATTAAGGATCCGGTTTGGGATGAGCTTGATAAATTATTGTTTACCCCTCGCAAGCATGTGAAGGGGTTCACTATAAATATGAGTGCTGCAACTATCGATGCTTCTGACGGACAAACGTCTGATGCGGTTTATCATTATGTAAGAACAAGACAGCGCTATGGAATAATGGCCGGCAAAGGCTCTTCAAATGATTATGGTAATCGTGAAATTTACAGCGCTCCGCGAAAAGTAGATTTTAAAACAAAAACAAAAGCAGCGAAGTATGGTTTACAGGTTTATATCGTTGGCACTTATAAATCAAAAGATTTACTGATTGGGGAACATGGCCGCATAACCTTACTTGGTAGCGGTCCCGGTCGCATGCATTGGTATCAAGGTATTCGTGCCGATTTCTATGAACAAATTACTTCTGAAATAAAAGCGCCTCACAGAAGTGTTCGCGGCAAGATGGTGTGGCAGCCAAAATCTGGCGTTAGAAATGAGGCGCTAGACTGTAAAAGCATGAGCTTACACGCAGCACGAAGCATTAAATTACATGCTCAGTCACCAATGTGGTGGCAGAAATTAGAACAGAAATTAGTACAGGCTGATATGTTTTCGCAATCTGAAGAAAAAACAGAGGCGAAAGATACTCAAAAACAAAATACCCGCCAGCGTAAACGTGGTGGCTTTGTGAAAAACTGGTAAATATGACTGCATCCATCCCATCAAAAGAACCCGCTGTATTTACCGCGGGGGATACTATCAAGTGGACAAAATCACTTTCTGATTATCTGCCCGCTGATAGCTGGGTATTAACGTATGCACTTGTTATGTCTGGCAAGTTGATTAACTTAACAGCGGCAGATAATGGCGATGGCTCACACTTAGTAACAATCACAGCTGCAACATCTGCTGGTTATACTGCGGGCATCTATCACTGGCAAGCCTATGTTACAAAATCGGGCGAACGCTATAAGGTTGGTCATGGTCGCTTAGAAGTTAAGCCCGACTTTGCCGCACAAACTAATGGATATGACAACACCAGCCACGTCAAAAAGGTTCTTGATGCGCTGGAGGCTACCATTCTTGGTAAGTCCAGCAAAGATCAAATGAGCTACACCATTAACGGCACCACAGTTGCGCGTATGACGCCGGAAGAACTTATTAAATGGCAAAATCATTATCGCATTATGTACAAGCAAGAATTGCAAGCAGAAAGCTTAGACAACGGTTTCACGCCCAGCAATAAAGGACAGGTGCGCTTCTAATGAGTTTTATAAAACGAATTGCACAGCGTACAGTTAATGCGGCTTGGCATGCGCTTAACGATAAACCCGTCACTCAAAAACGAAGCTTTAACAGCGCACAAGTTTCTAACTTAACAGCAAGCTGGACCACTACACCTAAACCGATTGATGTTGATATTCGCAATGGGCTGCGTAAATTACGTGCGCGTGCACGGCACGAAGCACAGAATAATGATTATGTTCGCCGCTTTTTAAGCCTGGTTAAAACAAATGTAGTTGGCCACACAGGGATTATATTAAAGCCCCGGGTAATCGATGCAAATGGTAAGGCTGATGTTCTTGCTACTGGCGCAATAAAAACAGGTTGGCAAGAATGGGGAAAGCAAGGCGTTACTGATGTAACGGGCAAATTTAGTTGGAAAGCAATTCAACGATTGTTTATTGAAACACTTTCACGTGATGGCGAAGTGTTAGTTCGTAAAATTCGCGGATGGAAAGGTAATAAGTTTCGTTTTGCTTTGCAGTTTCTTGACCCTGAACTATTAGATGTCGATCATAATCAGACATTAAAAAATGGTAACGTCATTCGCATGGGGGTTGAACTCGATGAATGGCGTAAACCTGTAGCATATTATTTGTTAACAACAAAACAAACGTCTGATGATTACCAGTTTGGCGGTCGTCGATATACACGTATCCCGGCTGATGATATTTATCATGAGTTTTTACCTGAATGGGTTTGGCAAACGCGCGGTATTCCTTCGGTATCTGCCGGTTTAATGCGCTTAAATATGTTGGCAGGCTATGAAGAGGCTGAACTTGTTGCGAGTCGTGCAAGTGCCGCGAAGTTTGCAGTGTATGAACGTGTTGACGAAATGGCACCGGTTAACGATCCATCTAACCAAATGGAGAAACAAGCTGACGGTTCTTTTGTTCAGGACTTCGACAGCGGAACGATTGAAGTTACACCTGAAGGTTACAAACTTAATTT